ATGATCTTAACGGAGAGTCGCATTACCGCACCTTCTCGTATACGAAGAACGAAGCGAGACCTTCGCGTAGCGGGGTCTCGACGGTCGTGAGTTCCCAATCGGGGAACCGCTCGGCGACGTCCGGCGTGAACTCGCGCCGGAAGACGTGGCGCGCCGTACGGCCGCCTGCGTAGTTCGTCGCATAGATCATCGCGTACTTGTCGGCGCTCTGAAAGAGGTTCGCGAGGTACGAGAAGTAATCGACGTCGTCGGGGAAGTGAAAGAGCACGTCGAGCGACAGCGCGAGGTCGAAGTGCGTTCGGGTTCCGGTGGCGAAGGCTTCGGGGGTATGGAACAGATAGCGTGGACCGGCGAACTTCTCGCGCATCTTCGCCACGATCAGCGGCGACACGTCGACCCCGATGTACTGCGTCTGCGCCGGAAGCTCGACGAGTTCGAGTACCTGCCCGTCGCCACATCCCCAGTCCACGACGGTCTTCACGGCGTGATCGGCGATGAATTTCGAGACGTACTCGGCCTTGTATGCACCTTCGTCGCCTTCGGAGCCTGCGCCTGAACTGCGTCCCTCGCGGTAGCGCCGATCCCAGTACCCGGCCGGAGTGTATTCGATCTGCTTCACTTCGTGACTCCGGGCTTCCGTGCGCCGACGACGTCGCCTGCGTGGGCGATGGCGAGCCGTTCGCTCTTGAGCTTGTCGATGTCGATCAACTCGCCGGAAGCTTCGAGATCGCCGACCGCGAGCGACACGCCGGGATTCTTCGTGACGCCGAAGTCGTCGAAGATGATCACGGCATTGGGCGCAAGGTGACGCCGCCACGCGCGGAAGTCGGCTAGCACGGCCTCGCGCGAGTGATCGCCGTCGATGTACAGCAGGCCGACCGGTGGCCCGTCGTACATCTCGGCCGCGAGCGTCGTTAGCGATCGAATGACGTGCACGCCATCGCTCACTCCGGCCTTGTCGAGCTGCGCCGTGAAGTCTTCAAAGGCGGGGCTTGGGAGCGTCGAGAGCACTGCTGCCCGCCATGCCGAGACTTCTTCCGACCATGCGTCTACCGCGTAGACGGGCGCATGATAGTCGAGTGCTGCGCCGGTTGCGAGATAGCACGTCGACTTGCCACGGTACGAGCCGAGTTCGACGATTGCCTGATCAGCGGGAACAAGCGCCGCGAAGTTATGCAGCAGCTCGCCAACGTCGCGTGAGATCAGACCGTCCAGTTCGGCGAGTTCATCGAAGTTCAGCATGTTAGACCCTTCGGGCAGCTTGACGGACGTGCAGGACACGGCGCGTGTGATCCCAGCTATGCACAGCGTAGACGTCCGGCCCGAAGTCCTCAGGCACCGTGCCGCGCTTGACGTCGACGTACGAGTACGGGAACCACGACCGTTGCGGTGCGATGTGGCCGCCGTAGCGGTTCCACACGGGAGTGATGTACTGCGGTCCGCTGAGCTTGTTGGGGCGCTTGCCCCGGAAGCGATGCACGTTCGCCGGAAGACCGTCGACGAGCGTCTGCATAATTGAGTGACCCGGAACCGCACCGAGATACGTGTTCCCGATCCACGTGCGATCCTCGTGCGCCGCGAACTCATAGTGTCCGGCAAGCGCCGGTTCGATGTTCCGCAGCGGCATCGTGTCGACGTCGGCGTACATGCCGCCGAAGAGCGCGAGGACTTCATACCGCACGATGTCGGCGCGGAACTGCTCGACGGCGTCGCGCGGTACGATCCGTTCAGCCTGATCGTAGAGTGCTCGGTTATGAAGGCCGATTTCGTCGATCTCGCGCTCTGTCCAGAGCTTCATATCCCAGTCGGGATGCATCTCGGCCCACGCAGCGCAGTTCGCCGCGAGATGATCCGGCATCGGCGGTCCGATCCACACCTGATGCATAATCTTCGGAATGTACTGTTCGCTCATGTCACCTCGTCTATGACGAAGCGCCCGTGACCGGATGTCACGGGCGCTTCATAGGTCAGATGGAATTAGCTTAGCGCATCAGCTGCCGATCTCGACAGCACCACATCCGGCTTCGGGCGGTGGCGTCGTCGTGATTGCGAAAGCGTAGTGCTTGCCGGGTCCCCATGCCGACACGGGCGTATCGGCGAGCCATGGGTTCCCGATATCCCACAGCGGGTTAGCCGGACGCGTCTTCGACATGTACGAGAACGTGAAGACATCGTTCGCGAAGGTGAACTCTTGGATCTGAGCGTCGTACTCGTGCGGGAATGCCCAATAGATCCACCGCTGGTTGCCTTCGGCGTCACATGCGCCTTGCCCTGCGACCGGCTGCCACACCTCTTTGGAGAAGCGGGCATTCAGCAGGCCGTCGCCGAACTGCACGCCGACGAAGTCGGCTTGCGCGACGGATACGATCGGGTCCTCACCTGTCACGAGGGCAATCAGGTCGACGTCGAGCGTGCACAGGTTGACCGTCTGCTCAACCCAGTTCAGGAATCCCGGATCCTGCTCGTTGACGCACGGTTCGCCGTTCGCCTTCCGCTGTAGGAACCGGGTTCCGGCTTCGTAGTTCGGCGCGTTCTGTATTTCGACGAACGAATCGGTCGTGACCTGCGCCGATCCATCGCCGAATACCGGAGCGCCGCAGGCGTCAAGCAGCGTGAACCGCGCCACTTCCGCCTTGATCGGTGCTTCGCACACGGGCATTACAGTTCTCCGTTCAGAATCGGGATGGCGAATAGGCAGCAGTCCCAACCGAACACGTACGTACGCTCGGCGATCATGCTCAGCGTGTTTACGTTCCGGTCGAAGGATTCAGCAGGCCGGAACGAGTGCGGTTGCGGCTCGCGCATGTAGAACACTTCGCCGGTCGCGTACATCCAGGTCTGACCTTCGGGCGGAACCGTTCCGTCTGGTCCCGTTCCGGGGTACTCGCCGATAACCACCTTCGATCCGACCGTCGTCGTGTACATGACACCGCCGCGAGGCGCGATCAGGTGATGATCGGCCGCGAGCGACGCGAGTCGGATCGGCATGTGGATTGTCGCGACGCCGGGATAGCAGCGACGCATCGCGGCTTCGAGCATCCCTAGACCGACTTCGATCAACTGCGCGTCGGTGCTGACCACCGTGGCGGGAATCTGCAAGGTGTCGCCGCCATCGATCACTTCCGCATTCGCCCCGAGATGCGGATACGCATCAGTCACGCCCGCGCCCGCAACGATCCCGCCGTACCAAAAGATACGTTCGAGTTCGCGCTCTTCGGACCGAATAAGCGCCTGCTGATTCGTGGGGCCTAGTTCGTCCCACGTCCCTACAGGCGCGCAGTCGGCGCGGCTGTAAACCGTGATCGGCGTCGCGCCTCGCGAAGTCCACTCCCACGTTTCGCCCTTCGGCGGCGCTTCGGGAACTTCGTCGAGACGGAAGCAGTTGTCGTACGTTCCTGCCGTGTTCGGACAGAACGCCTGCCATTGCAGTCCCATACGCCACTGCGGGCCGGTGAGCTGCAATTCCGTCGTAGCAGGCGACAGCAGTCCGTACGCGGAAGGGGTGAACGGCAAAAAGCCGTTATCAAGCGGGAATCGCCCTCGTGCCACTACCGTTCACCTCCTTTCGTGCTGCTCACTGTCGTCACGGCTGCTTACGAGCCTGCGCAGGTGAACGTACGAGCGCCGATCTCACCCGACGGGCAGAGAGCGACGGTCACGACGCGGGACTCGTGTCCCGGCTTGAGGATGGCGAAACAATCTTCCGCCCACGCCGCCGTGTGGTCGTTCGTCGCGTTCAGCACGGAGTCGCGCGTAACACCGAGATCGAGCGACATGGAGTTGCCGCGCACGAACGTGCCGGGCGCGAAGACCATGTAGTCGAGCGTGTCGGGCCACTCCGTCAGTGCGGTCGCGCCGCCCGGCGTCGCGGTTCCGGCTGCGCCGGGCTCGCGTACCTGCCAGTCGCCCACGAACTGCACGCGAGCGCCACGCAGGTTGAACCAGTCGGCAATCATGCCGTTGGTGACGCCGAAAACATCGATGCCGTCGCGGTTCGCGAGGTCGGCGCGGATCACGGCGTTCGCCCAGCGCGGAAGAACGACTTCGAGCACCGAGTCGGAGCACATGGAGTACTTCTCGCGGTAGTCGATGATCGACAGTTCGATCGACTGGAGCAGCGCCGACGTCGTCGCGCCGAGCAGGCCGGTGTGGTCGACGGGGATCGATGCCGAGATCGGGTCACCCGAGCCTCCACCGTTCAACATGATGTCGATGATCGCGGCGTTCGTTGCCTTCGCGCGGATCGCGAACACGAGGCGAAGCCAGTTCGCGATCAGTTCGGGGTATGCGTAATCGACCAGGTTACCGGCCGTGACGCAGAATCCGAAGCAGTCGGCGCGACGGTCGACGAAGGTCGGGCACTCGACACGTACGCATGGTTTGAAGACGGAATCCGACGTCAGAGCGTCGATGTCGTCCTGCTCGGTCCATCCCCACACGATGTCGGGGATCGCGACGATGTCGCCGAAGCTCGGCGACGTCGGGTACTGCACGCCGCCTCGATTGAGTCCGACCGTGGGAAGGTCGATCATGCCGTCTTCACAGACGATGTTGAAGAAGTCGTAGCTGATCTCGCTCGGCGCACACCAGCCACCAGCCGCCGTGAGAATGTCGACGTCGGTTGCGGCCGTCAGAACGGCGTTGATTTCCTGTGGCGTCGACTTCTCGTTCAGCGTGAAGTTGAATTCGCGCTGTAGCGCGGCGACAGGATAGATGTTGGGGTCACCGGTCTTCGAGACCGGGAGCATCCGAGCGCGCGCGTGCATCGCCTGCGCGAGTCCATAGATGTTCTCGACGCGACCACCCTGCACGAAGCCGGGAACGTCGGCCGACGCCACGATCACGGCTTCGGAACGCTCTTCGTGTACTCCGGCGTCGGGCGCGTATTTGGCGATCTCGCCGAGCCGGAGACGACGGTTAAGGTCGGTCTCTGGCTTGATCCAGTCGGCCGCGAATGCCTTCATCGTGTTCGCGGTCTCCGTCATGGCGAGCATTGCCGCGACGAGTGGCGTGTCTCCCTGCGCGGTGACGAGTTCCCCGGCCTGCTCGGCGTCGGCGTTCTCGCCGTCTGCCGCGTCGGCGTTGTCCTCGTCGGCCTGCGCGTCGGCGTCGGCTGCGGGTCGAACCGAGCTGCGCAGCTCGGCGGCGCGCGCCTCACGTGCAAGACGTTCGGTCTCGCGATCGGTCGTGATGTCCTGAGCAGCCTTGATCTGCTTCCCGAGCGTTTCCAGTTCGGTCAACGACTCTTCGGTAAGCCCGGTGCCGTCACCGTACTTGGCATCGAAGGCTTCGCCGAGCTTCGTCAGTAGCCCGGACAGCTCGGCGTCGTTCATCTCCGCCAGCCGAGCATTGAGCTCTTCGGTGCTCTCTGGCAGGTTGAACCCGCCTTCGCTGTTCTTAGGCATTTCATCCCTCTATGTATTCGGGTAGATACGCGGATCATACATCGATTCGAAGGCACTAATTCCTGAAAGCCTTCGAATCAACGGTTAGTTCTGCGCCGCAGGTGCGGGCGCTTTCTGCTGTGACTTCGCCGTGGTCACGACCACGCCGCCGCGCTCGCGAGCGATTCGGGCCTGATCCTCCGTCGAGAAATGGTTGATCGTGCCCTTTTTCTTGCTTCCGCAGTTGCAGCCCATGTCAGTTCCCCCTTACCGCTGCGAGGTCCGCAGCGAGATTATGGATGCGCGACGCGCGGTCGCGCCCGATCGATGCCGCGATGCGCTCGGCTGCGGCATCGGTGTTGAAGCTCATCGTCTGCGGCTCGACGACACGGCCGAACCGCACCGGCACCGTGACGTGTTCGAGCTGCCCGGCCTTCATGCTCATGAAGGCGTTCGAGCGCTTCGGGAAGCCGGGCACCGGCACGAGCAGCGCCCCGGCAAGTTCGCGCTTCCCGGGCTTCTCACGGTGCGGACCCCAATCGCCGGAAAGCTGGCAGGCCATCATCCGGCGCACCTGGTCGGGCGTGACGTCGGGCAGTACCGCGCCGGATATCCACACGCCGCGCGAGTTCTCGCCGACGCGCACGGTCGCGACGATCGAACATGAATTGTCGTAGTGCTCGCGGCGGGCTGCGCCAACAACACGCGGCGACGCTGCGGCGTGGCCGCAGTCCATCGTGATCGGGCCGGTGGCGACGCGGGTATAGCTGCCTCGTCCGTCGTCAGCGAGCGTCACGCGGTTCATCCAGATACCGTAATCGACATTCCCCATGGGCACCGTGACACGCTTATTCCGGATGCCCCGGTGGGCGACGTTCTTCGGCGCTAGATAGCCGAAGATGCGCCCTTCGTCCGTGATCGTGATCGCGCCGATCTCGGGCTCATCGCGCGGCTCGTCGAACCACTCGGCAGGAGGAAGGTCGGGAATCTCCATCGTGAACGACGAAGCCGTGAGCGGCATGTCGACAACGTCGGCTTCGACCGGCGTCCCATCCGGTACGGACTCGTCGAGATAGAGCCGGGCTTCGACGTACGCCGGAATATCGACAAGCGTTGCGGCGCGGATGCGTCCGGAGTGGTAAATGCGCATCTCGGGCACCATGCAGGCAAGCGCCTGCATTTCGTCGGCCGGTTCCTCTTCGAGTTCGCAGGAGTCTGGGAACACGTACTCCACGCTCAGTCCGGCCGGGTCCGAAGGATCGTCAGCGTCGATCGAGACACCCGCAAGGAATCCGGGATCATCGCGCGTGCCCATGAGGCGCGCCGCCTCCCGACCCCACTGCGAGTCGAGATCGATCAGACCAGTTCCATGTAGCTCGTTCCCGCGTCGCGTGATCGTGTCGATGCGTCCGACAAGAGCGACCTTGTCGGTAGACATGCCGCCGTGCGCGCGCTCGTACATCCAACCGAGCGGAATCTCAAGTGACGTCGTCGCGCCGACTTCCGGCCACGTGAGCGAACCTGATGCGAACTGCCGCCCGTCGCCGGTCGGCATCCCTTCGACGACGAGCACGCCAGACCACGGGACGGTATTACGCGTCGCCATACCGACAGTGCTTGGCAGCGTGTCGGCTCCGTCTTCGGTCTCCGACGCGTACAGCGCGGCAGCCTGTGCTTCGGCCTCTTCGCGCGTAGCGTGACAGCCTTCGAGTTCGTTGTCTTCGTCCTTCACGACGGCGAATTCCCCAGCGTCGCAACGCTCGTCGCCTTCGACAATCGACCACGGCATTTCGGTGTCCTCAATCTGGTAAGCAGCGGCGTTCAGGGTTACGGTGCCGGTCGACGCCGTGTTGAGCGCACCAACGTCGATGATCGTGATCGTCGTGCAGCGGCAGTTGATCACTTCGCCCGGTGGTCCGGCCGGGTCGCCGGGGAAGTCGAGTGACGCGCCGCCGACCGTGAAGGGTTCGTTCAGGCCGACCGTCTGCCCGTCCGCATCGACGTGTGTCGGACGCGTACGCGCGTCTTCGGCCGCCTGCCAGCGCCGAGAGAATGCACTAGGGACGCCGAACGCCGCGCTCACGCGGCGCACGCTCGCGGCGTTCACAGTGTTGCGCGCGCCGTGCGATTCCGTGCGCGCGATCACGCGCGCGCGCGGCTCCGTGACTCCGGCCGCTGCGCGCACGCGCTGCGCGATCGTCGGGATGTCTTCGCCCGCTGCGAGCCCTTCGGCGATGGCGGTGCGCGCGTTGAACCACAGTTCATTGCCAATGCCGACGAGCCGGTTTTGCGCCTGCGCAAGATAGCGCTGTGTGTCGAGAGGTTCGTCGAGGAACGGAAGCGCGCCTAGCGCGTTGCTCAGTGCGCGCGCGGCGTCGTCGCCCGCGATGGACATCGACACCGTAAGCGCCGGGAGTAGCTTCGCGTCTACATATTCGTTCCACAACGTCGTGATGATGTCGACGACGGCTGCCGACAGCGTCGACAAGTTGTTGTGTTCGATTTCTTCGGCCGCTGCCGCAACAACTAGCACGAGCCCGGCCGCGACCAGCGCTTCGTACTCTTCGGCCGCTGCTTCGAGTTCTTCAATTGACTGCGGTTCAAGTTCAGCCACGGCCTACCCCCGTCAGCAGTCGGCGGGCGCGCTCGGCGACGTCTTCGGGCGGCGGCGCGTCGATGCCGCCCTCTTGTGTCTCTGTCGTGTCGGGATTCCCGGTGTCGACAGTCTCGTTATTGCGGTTGTCGTCCTCGCTCGCAACGACTTCCGTCGTGACTGTGAGCCGGTGCTTGAGTTCGATGATCCGTTCAAGCTCGGTTTCGTCAGGCTGGTCGTTCTCAGAGAACCCGAGTTCACGTAGCAGCGCCGGGCCGGACAACTCACCACGGTCGTACGCTTCGAGCGCGACTTGCGACCGGTCCGGACGCATGACGATTTCGCTCGGGTCGTACCAGATCACGGCCCGGCCGCCTTGCGGTCCGGTGAGCGAGCGTCCTTCGGCTTCGAGCGTCGGGTACAAGAAACCTTCCGTGAAGGCGTGACAGATCATTTCCATATCGGGCGTGATGTGGACTTTGATGCCCGACTCTTCGATCTGCGCCGCGCCCCAGTGGTTCATGTCGCCGAGTCCCGTCAACTGCTCGGCGGGAATGTCGAGCGCCGTCGCGAGACGCGTCACGGCCGCGTTGCGCTGGTCGAGCATCCGCTCAGAGAACGGGTTCGACAGGTCGATCACGTGAATGAGGTCGGAAATCTTGACGTCGGAGTCGCCAAGATCAGCGCCGATCGGGATCTTAATGGTCGCCTGCGCGCTCGTCGGGTCAGCGACACCCTTCGAGCCGACATCAACAAGAATCTGTGCGAACGGGTCGACCGATTCAGCACTCACAGGCGTGGGCAGCTCGGGAAAGCTCAGCTTTCCCCGGTCGTACAGGATCACGCCGTTCGCAGCCATGCGCGAGATGGTCTCGGCGATGATCCGGCGATTGATGAGGTCGAGTTCCTTCATCGCGCCGAGCGCGTACGCCGCGCGCGAAGTTGCACGCCATCCCCACCGGGGATGCGGACGCCAAAAGCGCACGACGAGCGTGTCTACGGGAAGGGATTCCCATGCGCGTGAGCTTTCGCCGATCCGGATCTGATACTCACCGTTGCGAATCCGCAGCTCGTCGGCGCTATACACCTTCCATGTGCGCTCGCCGAAGATGTCTTCGACACCGCATAGCCAGCCTTCGCCCGGCACGTTCAGGTGAATCGTGGTCTCGCCGAGAATCTGCGACTGCCCACCGATGCCACCGGCAAACTCGGCGACGAGATCGGCGATCGGTCCTTCCGTGATCGGGATCGGCTCGTCGCCTCCCGGCATGAACTCGGCAGCGATGAGCCGAACGCGAGAGATCGCGTTCGCCTTCCAGTTCACCGCTGCCGAGAACTCTTCGAGCCGCTGGTAGTAATCCCAGAGCTGATCTTGTTCCGACGTGTACTCAGGATCATGCATCCGGCGCGGCGGGATGACAGCAGCGGACGCTGTCACGCTGTTGAACGCCGGTAGCCGCATGGTCGCCCCTAGTCTGAATCGATGCGCCCGATCAAGCCGACAACGGTCGACGTCGCGAGCCACAGCAACGCGAACATAAGGTAATCGAGCCCGTACGCCATCGATACTAGCAACGATCCCGCTCCGGATACCCAAAATCCAATGCACCACGGGCACGAGAGCATGAACGCGATCTTCGAATTGAAGTGCGTTTCCGACCCGCCGTCATGCTTCGCATACCAGCGTCGTTCGAACCACCAACGGATACGTTCGACTACCGGCTCGGCGATCTTGTCGAGCACGACGAAGCGAGTCACGCGGTAGCAGGCGAGCGCGAGCACCACGAAGAGCACCGCATCATGCATCCTGATCGGGTCCCTTCCGCTTAGGCCACGCCTTCACGGTGGCGAGCACCAGCGCGCCAAAGGGGATCGATGCGCCGAGCAGTGCTTGCCATAGCGCGATTTCGTTCACGGTCATCTTGAGGTAATAGGCGATCACCGCGATCACAGATGCGCCGAAGATGTATACGACCACGCGGGGTCCGCTCGTGCTGCTGTTGCTGTTGTCGTTCACGGCAACTGCTCCCTTACTTGATGCCGAGTAGCGCGTTCCACGTGATCGGACCTACCACACCGTCGATCGGCTTCGCGTACTTTCGCTGGAAATCGCGCAGCGCTGCGTCCGTGTTCTTGCCGAAGACGCCGTCAACCGTGAGCTTGTACCCCCACGCGATGAGCAGACCTTGCAGCATTCGAACTCGGCTGCCCTTGTTCCCTCGCTGAATCGTTGGCATCTTGTCTCCCAACTTCGTTCCCGTACTCGGCTTCGACGGCGTGGAAGGCTTCGGCGGTTTCGCCGGAGCATCGTCGATGTGGTCGATGTCCCACGTCGCCGTGCTGTCGTAGTTGCCTGTACTCCGGCCGTCCGGTCCGTTGCCTACTGACACGTGGGCGTGTTTCTTGTGCTTGTTCGGGCCGGTGTACACCTGAGGCTTGAACCCGTTCTTGCGCTGGTAGATATAGCCGTCATAGATGACGTAGCGCAGGTTCGGGTGTGGGTCGGTGAGCAGGTGCGCGACGAACTTCGGCAGGCTGAGCCCGCGATCGGGCAGAACATCGACCCCGCACACGACGTCACAACAGACGTTCGGATTGTGGTCCGACCAGTCGTCTTGATGCGCAGCATCGCCGATATCCCACACGGTCGTATCGGGATACGCGTGCTCGATCTCAGAGGTGAGAACGATCAGGCTTTTCGCTAGTCGCCAGTCACTCATGTCCCGAATGTAACATGACGGATTCGTACCGTAGTGCAAAAAGACACGACGAAGCCCCGGACTTTAGGGCAGTCCGAGGCGGAAATCGGGCAGCTAAGTTAGGCCGCTCGGCCGAGCAGTTCAACGCGGCGGATGGTCTTCAAGGCTCGACGCATCGCGCGTCCCTTCGCGACCGGGAGCGAGTACGGGGTCACCGCGTACGCGCCGTACGCCATCTTCGTCAGCTTCGGCTTGTGTGCGACGACGATGCTCACTGACCAGTGCCAGCGTCCGCCGATCTGCTGTACCTGCAAGTACGCGCGCCCGGTACGGTCGGTCGTGTTGACCTGCGCGATGTACCGCACCTGTACTTCGCCCGTCCACTCGTTCGGCTCTTCAAGCTTCGTCCACTGCGTCGCCGTGTTCATCGTGTCGTCCTCTCGTCGTGTCCTTCGAGCCTAGCGCGTGGACGCGTTGCGTGCCTGGCGTGGGACAACAAATTTTTTCCCCGATCTTTGTAGGGTCTCGTACGTGCGGCACGCTGCAACTCTGATAGTATTCAGGGACCGACGACACGACGATAGACGAAGGATGAAAGACATGAACCTCCACGCGATCCGCACGAACATCTTCGCCGAGCTGCACACCGCGATCACGCGACGCAACATCGCTCGTCACCAGGGGAACGCGAAGGTCACGGCTTGGTGGGAGCAGCAGGCGCGGTACTTCGCGACGAAGCTCGGTACCGACCTTGTTGAGCTTCCCGACCGTCCCGGCGTGCTCGTGCCGCGCCTCTTCACGTACATGTACTACTAAGCCGACGCGACACCGTGAGCCCGTCCCTTCGGGGGCGGGCTCATCGACGTGGGAAGAGACTTGTCGGAACGCCAGACGGGAATCCGGGGATGAATGAGTTCGGGAATACCGCACCGGGGCCGACAATCCCGGCCGTGAGGTCCGCAGCATTGAACGCCTGCCGAGAATCCGACACGGGCGGAATCCAGATGCCGTCGAAGAACGCCAGCAGCAACGCATCAGCGATGTCGGGAGAACGGCCGAGCCGTTCTTTCACGTCTTCTTTCGGCTCGACGAGGATGCGGCCGTTCTTCTCCAGATAGCGCGGCATCGTAAGTTCGGCAATGGCATCGTCGTCGAGATTCGCGAGCGACCACGCCTCGTCGCGGGACAGCTCGCGACCGTGCCACCATGCTTCGGCGCGGATGTTCACGAAGCGCTTCGGGAAGTTCGAGCGGTCGGAGAACTTCACGCTCTCGATCGCCACGCCTTCGGCCTTGAGTTCCTTCCGCAGCATTCCGGCCAGACCCCACCCGACACCGATCGTGTCGACGTTGACGCGCGTGAGTCGCCATCGCCGGATCACGTCGGCAAGCTTCTCGGCCGCCGCTTCGGGGTCACGTTCTTGGAACGACTCGATACGACCGACAGCGTCATTCACACGCTCGACAAGCACCGTACGGTCACCGCCCGCACCGATGTCGAGCCCTCCGACGCGTACGGGGTCGGCGTCGTAAGCAGGTTCGATGTAACGGCACTTGGCGGCATGTACTTCGGAGATCACGCGCCACGGGTCGGCCGCGCCGGTCGGGAAGTGTCCGAGTACCTTCGCCTGATACAGCGCCGACTCTTCGCCCCACTCGGCGCGTCGGTCTTCCGCCCACTCCGGCGAAATCAGATAGTCGAGCAGTTCGGCCGGAACGGATTCGCCTGTGAGCGCGGGCGCGTGCTCGATCCCGATGTGAATGACGTTGTATGGGCTCGTCGGCTTGCACGCCGTCGCGAGCGGCGAGTGCGGCAAGTCGGGGTTGCCGATCGCAAGAATGCGGGAGAGCCGGTTCGACGCGATCGACTCGGCGGCTTCCCAAATCTTCGTGTCAACGCCGGAAGCCTCGTCGAGGATGACGAGCACGTACTTTGAGTGCACACCCTGGAAGGCAGCTTCGTTGTCCTTCGACGTGGTGCGCCCGAAGGCGACCAGCTCTTCGCCACCGGCCTCGTTAGGGATGTACCACTCAGTGAGGTTCACCCGGCCGAAGAGATTCGCGCGCCCGTGCAGGCGGCCGATTTCACGCCAGAGCAGCGCCTTAACCTGCGGCGCGGTCGGCGCAGTCGAGAGCACGAAGGCCTCGCCGGGCTTGTGTGCGGCGATCCACCACGCCGCCGTAACCGCTGCCGTGAACGTCTTGCCGACGTTGTGACATGAATGCACGGCCGTGCGCCGGTTGTCGCGCACGCTCTCGATCACGTCCCGTTGCTTCGACCACAGATGCACGCCGACGTCGGTCGCCCACCGGACGGGATCGGCGGTGTAGTCGATCTTGGCGCGCTCAGCATCGTCGAGCGCGGCAATGATCTCTGTCGCGAGGTCGGGCGATTCAGGCGCGTGCATACCGTGAGTATACGAAAACGGCCGCCCGAAGGCGGCCGTTCGCGGTGCTACAGGATCGGGCTCGGCGTACCACGCCGCGCCCACGTCTTCGCCTTCACGCTTGGGCGGCGCTGCTTCGCGTCGTACCACGCCTTGAGCGCGGCGTACTCGAAGACGAATTGCGCCCGGCTGCCGTTCGCCTTGCGCCACGTCGCGTCCGTCTTGATCTTGAGTCGGATCAAGCGCGGGTCGGCCGCCTTGTCGCTGATCTGGAGCATCGCGCAGAAGTAGTCACGCGAGTAGCCGAAGTGGTCGGCCGCCTGATAGGTCGTCAGCAGGTCACCGGGCTCGTACACAATCACGGTTTTCATCCTATGTCTTCCCTTCGTCGTTATCTAGTAGTTGTACTGATCGGCGTCGGTAACCCGCTCGATCTGTGTCGTGTCGTCGGTGCGCTCCGCAGGTTCCGGCTCGGCGGCGTCGTCATCGTCGAAGGCTCGGGAACCGAGCACGACGCCGACGATCGGCCCGGCCGCGAGCACCGCCACGCCTACGACATACGGCCAAACATTCATGGTCCTACCTTGAGGTATGTCTCGGCAAGTGCGATGAGCACGAGCGCCGAGAGCGTCATTACCGCGCCGACGATCACGAGCATGAGGCCTACGCGCTTCGGGTCGAGCTTCACGCCGTGTCGGGTCCGAACATCGACGTCATGATCTCGTCGCGGCGGCCGTTGGCGTGCTCTGCGACCTCG